ATCTTTAAAATCGCTTACCTTGAGCTTTGTTTTTGCGACGCTGTAAGCTTCAAGCGTCGCTTCCCATGCCTTTTTCTGTGACTCTTCTGCCTTGCGGGATTCCGCAATCGAATCATCTACCTTGCGTTTGCGCTCGAAATAGGAAGCCATCGCGACTTCATATTTCTCCTCGTCATAATCATGATCGGCAAGGCTTGGCTTGTAACCCAATTCAACGACCGGATTTGTCTCAGTCGCCAAGGGGGCTTGAAGTTGTCGCTGCAAATCTCGATTTTGGCGTTCTAGCTCCCGATTGCGGCTTCTGACCTCTCGGACCCATTTCGGAGCTGGTTCCTCGTGGGAGACTTCAGGCGGCGCTTCGTCACCTGCGGTAACGATTACGTCGTCTTCAGGCTCATCATCGTAAGATTCAGGCGGGTCGGCGTCGGAATTGGGCTCGGCGTCAATTGTCTGAGGTTCTTCAGTTGGTTCCAGCAATTCCATCGTTTTTCCTTCACTCGTTCATTGCGGCTGAACGGGGGCCGGTTGCGGTGATTGCGCTTGCGGGTTTAGTTGCTCCGCAGTTTGCGCATTCATTCGCTGCATAATGTCAACCGCGTGAGTCTGCGACGATTGATCAACCTTTGCAAGTGTTTCGATCGTGTTAGCGCGCGATTCTCCCGTTTTGGCAACGGTGTAGACGGTATTTGCTCGCGCTTGCGCGGCTTTGGCAGATGCTTCTTCAGCCATTGAGCGCATCAATAGCGCCTGTGGGTCTGGCTGCTGCTGTTGTGCGGCTGCGGCCATTTGCTGCGATTCCTCTTCACTAGGCTTAATGACGCCCATTGAAACAAGCTTAGTTCGGCAGTATTCGCGCACGTCGGACATTCCTTCGCCGTCGAGATTCATGAGCAGCATGAGTTCGAGCATTGATGCCGTTTGAGGGTCCTTGGTAGTGGCAAGGAGCGCTTGAAGCGAGGCATCCTGTGAATCTCGCTGGCTCTGCGTCGATGGGCCTACCTCGACGGCCACATCGAAGCGCGCTTCCGAAAGGTCGTTCTCGTTCTTGACCGCTCCATCTTCGTCAAGTACCGGGCGCTGTAGCTCGATGGTGCTTACCTTGTCGGAAGCAGAAACCGCTTTCATCTTGCGGCTTTCCTCGACGTAAATATCCCGCGCCATGCTTAGCCAGATTTCGCCGCAGCGCTTCATGGCCTTCGCGAAGTTGCTCACGTAAATGAACGTCTGCATGTCGATGCGGTTCGACACCGCGTTAACCGCCTTGCCGGAGACGTTTGAAATCAGCTTGTCTGCTCCTTCAGGATTGCCGAGAACGTCGCGCATATCCTGTTCTGTGAGCTGGAGCAAAGCCGCCATGGCGGGCGCGACCAGCGGGGGGCGAGTGTAGCCGATGGGGCCGGCAGGCGTTTCGTTGCCATTTGCGTCCGTAATCTTCTGAACGAGGAGATAGGCGTTATTCGCGATGTTATCGTTGCGCCACATCTCTTCAACGCCGGATACCTGCTCAGGTACGAAAATTGGCTTTTCCATCGGGGAAAGCGCGGCAATCTCAGCGAGGCGGCTGCGCTGCATGTTGCCGAGGCGCTGCGCATCGCGAGCAAGGCGCACGGCTCCCATGCAACGCTCGATGTTGTCGATAAACCAGCGCTTACCGTAGTTCGGCACCACGGGAATACACTTTCCTGCGATGTATCCGCAATCTTCGAGCACCTTGCCGCCGCTCATGAGGTATTTGCGCACCTTGCGCGTCTTCACGCGCTTCTGGCCGGTTTCCTTCGCGTTCGTGGCTGCGAGGCGCGCTTCCAGCTCTGGGTCGCGCTCAAAATCGACCTTGCGGTAACGAACTTGGCTTTCATCAAGAAGCGTGAAAATCCGAATGGTTTCGGTTACTTCTTCAATGCAATAATATTCAGCGACATAGACAACCGAAGGCGTACACCAGTCAAAACCGGCGGTCATAATAATTTTCGGCCACGTTGTAGGGTCGTCGTCGTATTCTTCTTTGTAGGCTTCAAACGACATTGACGAGACAACGAAGCAGTAACGCGCATCGCTCTTGTCCTGGCGCTTCGCGTCGAGGTCGAAGAACACGCTCGTGTCGGCGTCGAAAATGGGCTCGATGCGAATGCGCTGGTGATCGTTTGTCTCGTCTTCATCGTCTGCCCAGTCGGCGCGGAGCCGCCAAGCGCCGAAGCCACCGCCAACCGCCTCTTCAAAGGCGTTGTCGTAGGCTTCGTTCGCGGTAGAATCCTGCTCGTCAGCGCGGTAGAGCCCTGCGCACACGTCGGCAAGCTTGTCGTGTGGCGAGCCGTCTTTCGAGACGAATTTCACGCTGATCCGGTTAGCGCGGTAATCGTTGATGATGCGCATAACTGCCATGTGGCACTTATTAACTTCAATCTTCGGCTTGTTCTCGAATTGATTCCAGAGCGGGCCTTCCCACTGCGCACCCGCAATGCTGTAGAAGCGCCGATCGTTCAGGCATTCGCGGCGTTCTACCTGCAAAGCGTTTTGAATCACATCGAAGCGCGTAATAGCTTCTTCGTGAATCTTTGCGAGGCGGATTTCCTTCGTTTCGGCCATGAGGCGTCCTTACCACTTATGCGCTATGGGCGCAGGAATAATCTTGACAGGTGGCCGAGCTGCTGAAACGCGGCGGATTGCTTCGCAGGCGTATCGCAGGGCGTCGATGACGTGGTTTTTTTTGTCCTGAAGCTGCGGCAGGATGCGACCCGTTAGCGGGTCGGTCTTGTAGCTGTAGAGCGTCAGCTCGTCGATCGTGTGCGTGCAGCGAGGGTGAACGATGATGTCATGCGACTTGAGGAATTCCACGCCTTCCTCGACGCTCTTAGCGCCTTTGACGGCGGGCATAATCTTGCCGAATCCGCTCTTACGCATGTGCGAGATGGTCTCGGGGCGCGCGGAGTCGGCGACGATAGGCCAGCGCTCCGACTCGGGAATCGTGAGGAAAAGCGCAGGCGTATCGACAATCTCGCAGCCCACGGAATACACTTCATAGTCGATGTATAGTTTACGGCCTACAACGTGGCATCGCACGAGCGTCGTCGGATCGACGGCAAAACCCCAGTCCGCGCCGAAGCGATGCACGGCGTCGGCGGGCGCTTCGAACTCCTCAATCTGCCAGTTGCGAAACACGCGCGATTCGCTGTTGCGGAGATATTCGCCGCGCCACACGTGGGCGTACTTGTCCGGGTCTCTCCGCTTGTCGTATTCGAGTTCGGCGCGCAGCACGTCGGGGAACCAAGGATTGTCCTCGTAGTTGACCCGCACGACGGCGGCATCGTGCGGCGGCGTGTCTCCTCGGAGGAGCGCGTCCACCGGGTCAGTTGACTGCGAGGGGTTCCAGCTAAACCACAGCTCGGAGCCGGGGCGGCGAATCGTCGGGCGGAGCAGGTCCAGCGAGCGCTGGCTCAGTGATTGCGCCTCCTCGACCCACGCGCAGTCGTAGCCTTCGAGGCTTTTAATCGAGTCGGCGGTGTGATTCTGCATCCCGGCAAAGATGATTTTCCCTGCGCCTTTCCTGGATTTAATCACCGACTCTTGAATCTCGAAATAGTGCGAGACGCCGAGCGCCTCGATTTTGTTTTCGAGGAGCCGCTTAACCGATTGCCCGAGCGACTTTTGGATCTCGCGCACGCAAACGGTGGAGCGACTCGCATCGAGCACGTGAGCCTCGACAAGCGCTTCGGCGAACGCATGAGACTTGCCCGACCCTCGTCCGCCCCACGCGCCCTTGTATCGCGCTTTGCCGAGGAGAGGGAGCATCCATCGGGGCGTCTCGATGCGGAGCGTTCTAGCGGCATCCTGGCGCAGCCTAGCCGCCATCGGGCTTCACCTTGTCGACGATGACGCGCTCGATGCGCGCCAGCTCCAGCGGGCCGCCGTCCGCGCCCGTGATCTCGTGGCGTTCGGTCTCGCGCCAGCGGGCCTGGGTCTTGAGAAAAAAGATTGCGCTCGTCGTGTCGCCGCTTAGGGCCTTCTGGATGAGCCCTTGCGCGACCTTCGCGACGACCTTGCTTTTGCCGCGTTTATACAGTTCGCCAATGCTTG